TGTACATCTAGCTGATTCATTTATACCTAATATCTTAGATACTCTTGAGTTTTCTTCTTTAACCATTTTAGCCGCTTCAGACATATCATAACCTAAAACAGTACCAGAACCAATACCTGTCATTGACACCCCTATTAAAGCGTCTTTTTCTGTTGTTCTTTTCCAAATATCCCTTAAGTAATGGAAATCAGTATAAGATGCTTGTAGTGTCCCAATAAATGATGCCGCTTTTACCCTATTATTAAAGTCTTCTTGTGACTCAATATCAGAAGCGTTAACCTCACATAGGTTACAGAATTGGAAAGGTCTAAGAGCAATCTCACAACAAGGATTAGTACCCCAATCTTTATCGTAAGAGAAATAAATACCTGGTTCTCCAGCTCCCGATAACTCAACTCTTTTCCATAAATCCAAAAAGAATTCTTTTGTGATTCTATTTCTTAGTAATACTGCTGAATTGTTGGCTCTACCTCTTTGTGGGTTAAGCTCCCACCATGGACCTGACTTACAAGAAATCATTTCATTGTCATCAGCTGAAAATAAAGATATTAAAGCTGCTCTTCTAATACCACCAGCCAATACTGCGTCAGCGATATGACAAACAATATCGTGTACCTCTAGTGTAGTTAGTCTTTGTCTATTTTCTTTAGCGTCTAAAACTTTTGTAATGTTGTGTATACAATCTTTTAGTGGTTGGGGTCCTGGTGCCTTACCACCTGATGTTACTAACAAAGCTCCCTTTTGTCTAATATCTGAATAATCAAATACTGGTGTAGATGAATTTACACCGAAATAAGATTTCATTAAAACTTTGATTGCGTCTGCCCAACCTTCGATTGAATCACTAATTAAATATCTTCTATTTCTGTCTGGGTTTGGTTTTTGTATTTCAGGTAGTTTTTCTACGTGATGTTTTTGGACTGAGTAACCTACTCCAGTACCCCCCAACAATAAAAACATTGTTTCTGAAAATGAATCTATATGGTCAATAGGTAGAAAGGCACAGTTATAAACTCTGTTTGGTGATATTTCTATTGGTCTTCCCCCAAACTGTAAAGACCTCATTGATGGTAGTATTTTTTTATCGTACACCATTTTATACACCTCTTCAATATCTTCTTTTAATTTAGGATATTTCTTTTGGTGCATTTCTTTGTTTCTTGTCACTAATTCTTCCCAAGTCTCTCTTCTTTCTTCGATTGGTAGAAATTTTGCGTACTTCATGTAGACAGTAATGTCTGATAGAATCTGATTTGATAATTCCATTTTTTTCTAATTTTTTAATTAATAGTTATTGATTTTCTTTTGTTTCGGTATCCCTTTGTACTTTTCTTAGTTTTGCCATTTTTAACCGTTCTTTTGCGTTTTCTTCTTTTCTTACCTCAACTTTTTTCTCGTAACCTAAAAAAGTATCTGAAGTTTCTGTGTCGATATAAACTTTACCGTTGTCAAACGTACAATCCTCAAAAAGAACTCCATCTTTCCCGAATCTAGATTTTAAAACTGCTATTGTCGCTCTATTACCTTCTTTTTGTGATAGACTTCTAGCTATAGACATAATAAAATGTCCGATTTGGGCTTTTTTGATTGACCCACCCATTTGGTCACCTGTAACAACATCTGCAGATACTGAACTTCTGTTACCCTGTACTGCGGTCCATCCCACAATATCATACTCAGCTAACATAGATTCGAACCCTCTCATTACATTACCTTCACCTGACCATTCATCATTATATTTTCTTGTTGATTCAACACAGTCAATATAATCTAAAACAATCATGTCAGGTTTAAACCCTGTTGAGATTAAGTGTCTTACATATGTCTTAATGTGATTAACTGTAATCCCTTCAGATGGGAACTTTCTAATTATTAAATCGTTTTCTCTACCACCTGTTTTTTCTGTAATAACATTTATTATAGCTTCTTTATCATCGGATAATTGATTTAACTCAATACCACTCCAACAAGAAGCGTGTTTTCTTTTTATTACATCGGGTTGGTCTTCAAAAACAATCTGTAAAACATTTGCCCCCACGTTATAGGCCGTGTTTGCCATTTTAGTTAGTATAGTTGTTTTACCAACCCCATAAGGAGCTAACACAACACCTAACTCACCTCTCGCTAGACCACCATCGGTTAAATTGTCTATACCACTTATTCCCGTAGGAACTGGATGTCTAAAATCTTCCTCTAAAACTGTATCCCATCCTTCAGTAATAGAAGTTCCGTCATCTTTTTCAGCTCCAACGGATAGAGCTTCTTTCATTATTTCAGCACATTCTTCATATCTACCAAACTCACCGTTATCGATTATTTTTGATATCTTATCATTAGCTTTCTTTAGCTCTTGTTGTCTACAAAAATTTAAAGATTCCCTTTGAACGTACTCCCAGTCCTCAACACCTAAGTTTCTAATTTCTTTTGTGATTTCAAAAACATAATCTTGTGTGATTTTATCTTTTATTTCAACTTTTAAAATTGTCTCTAAAGTATCCCAAGCTGGTACTTTTTCAAATCTTTCAAAATAGTCTTTTAGTGTTGCTATTATTAATCTAAAATATTCATTATCAAAATACTTAGAATGTACAATATCTATAATCCTATCTGAAAATTTCTTATTAGCTGGATGTAGGATTTGATTTATTAATTCTGTTTGAAACTTATAACCTAAATACCCTAATGTTAACTCTTTACTCATTTACCTACGTTTAATAATAAATAACTATTTACAATGATATTCCGCAGTATTCCACACTAAAATTTTCCGAAGAAAATGTCTCTTGTATTTCTTTAATTAAGACGGGGATTATCTTTCTAACATCCACAGAGTATCTAACTCTTTGTGGATAAATATTACCAGTAAACCTTCTTTTACCAATAAGTTTTTCATCCGTTTTAATTTCAAAATCAAACACATCTTCATTCATAAAAATATCTTCTGAGATAATGTCTTCTTGTAATTGTTTTCTGTATGGGTTGTAACTTTTGTATAGATATTCGTAAGTCTTTTTCTTTAAGTCTTTTTGTATTAACCTAACACATTCGTCTAAACAATCTTTAGACTCTAAAGACCTTAAAGATTTTGATTTAAAATTTCTAACTGTAAAATATCTTTGACAGATAATATTACCATTAATGTACAACACAAATTCAAATTTTTTCATTTTTTCTTTTTTTAAAGTTTATTTTTTCTTTTTTAATTAATTTTACAAATGGTTCCATAAAATTTAAGTAACCGTTTTCACCACCTGGTAAAGAGTAAATAACACCATCTTCTATCATCATTTTTAAGACGTTTTTTTGTTCTCTACCTTTGGGGTCTAAGGGTAATTGTATTAAATTATTAACACATTCTGTAGCCTCTTCAGTCAATAAAGGTTTATTTAAATTGATTATTTTCCTATTTATCTCGTAAAGTGGTCCTCTATGTGTACCCTTTGTTTTTCCCTCTATTATATTTTGAATGGCTTTGAGGGGTGTCTTTCTTTCTTCTTGTATTTTTTTACTAGATTCAATTATTTCTTCTAGTGTGACTTCTCTTTCCTTTATTTGAGGGAAATGTTTTAGGAGTGTGTTTTCTGTAACTCCATCAACACCTTTAATATTATCACTACTACAACCTTCAATTATTTTAACTAATCCAGCGTTTTTATAGTGGTGTTCAAAGAACCATTGATAGTTCCCTATACCTACTTCCATCTTTTTATCAGCTAAAAAAATTGTTACATCTTCATTTATCATTTGACATAAGTCACGGTCATTAGTGTAAATCATGACTTCTTCATTCTTTTTCTTGTTTAAACAATAAAAGGCCATTAAATCATCTGATTCCACATCAGAGTGTTCATACTGTCTAATTGATAAATCTTCAGCGTATTGTTTTACTCTTAATTTTTGTAATTCGTATTCTTTATCAAAAAATCTTGGTCTGTTACCTTTATACTCAGGATAATAATCTAAACGCAAAGTACCTCCACGTTCACCATCCCAAGTGATTACAGTTTTATCAATTTTATGTTCTACGATTATTTTACGTAATGTACTATAGAAAGCGAAAATGCCACCTATGTGCTTGTCTTTATGGTAAACGTTCTTAGCTCCGTTATAAGAACGTTTCATAAGAACGTTACCATCGACAATAAGAGTTTTTGTTTTTTTAGGTTTTCTCCTAGGTGTTTTGAGTCCCATGCTGGCTAAAATTAAATGGTCCAACAATCTG